GTTCTTTGGGCCCAAAACCATTTTTATTTCCAATAGTACCACCACCATGTTGTGTAACTACATCTAAGAATTCAGAATTACCCAATCCTCTTGTTGTTACTGCAACATATTCAGCTGGTATATCCATAGGAAACTGAACTCGTGTATCTGCAAAATGTGTCCACCAATGAGCATCTTGATTTCTTTTTCGATATTCAGTTGTTGATTCAAAATCAGGTGAAAGAGTTATATGAAACCTTTCTGATTTAGGAAAGTTTCTATCAAAGTTTTGAGGGTCATCTCCACTTTCTTGTACCCAAAATGCATCTACTAATTTCTTATCTAATAAAGGAGAATCAAATCTACCCCAATCCATAAACAAAACAATATCTGTTTTTGGTTTTGAATCTATCCAATTTTTTATTTGAGAATCATTCCAATTCTGTAATCTATTAGAACCTATTGATACGAACTCAACTTCCCAACCTTGAGATTGAAATTCTTTAGCCAAGGATAGTGGTGTTGACCACTCTTCTTTTTCGTATGCATATATAAAGGTTACTTTCATGATACTGCTCTTCCTTTCATTTTTTCCCAATCCCTATCTTTTCTAACATTGTTGTTAGTTTCTTGAGTTGCACATAATACATTATTAACTGTTTTTAATTCCTCAGTTAGATGAAGTATTGCTGCTAAATCTTTGGGGAAACAATGTCCACCAAATCCAAAATCTCCATCATGGCCTGGCACATTCCAATGAGATTTACCTAACCTATCATCATAAGTTGCATATTCTACAACTTTATCGTAATCAATATTTAATTTATCACATAACTGATACATCTCATTTGCGAATGATACTTTTACTGAAAGGAAATTGTTTGTTAAGTATTTCACCATTTCAGCGTGAGTAGAATCAGTTTTAATTATATGTGCTTTTGGAAATACCTTTGAAAATATCTGTTTCAATTCAGTTGTTGCAGGTCTTGGTCCTCCTAATATAATTCTATTTTGATTTTCGTAATCCTTTTCTGCATTTCTTTCTGTAAGAAATTCTGGATTAAATACTAATCTAAGTGATTCGTATTTATTATTCCATTTTTTAGTTGTACCTGGTGAGATTGTTGATTTGATTACAATAGTTCTTTTAGTTACTCCAAATTCATAATTATCTGCAATTAAATCTATTTCTTGTAATACATTTTCAAGTATAGATACATCACAACTACCATCTGATTTCATTGGAGTTGGTAAACATAAAAATATGATATCACACAAATGAACCATATTACCTAGTGTTGATGTTGATTTGGTATCATCTTTATCGTGAGTAAGAACATCATAGTAATTCTTAAACTTCTGATAAACTGCATTACCTACAAAACCCTGCCCTACTATTCCTATCATAGTGATTGAATATAATCTCTTAATCTATCTCCTGGTTTCCATCCCAATCTCTCTAATGTATCATCGTTTTCTCTTAGAGTTTTTCTATAATTACCTTTTTGGTCTGGTAAATAAAGTGATTCAACCTGTGGAAACTTTTCTTTGAACATTCCATATACTTCATTGATTGAATAGTTTACACCACAACCAAGTTCCCATGCATCTTCATGTTTTTCAGAACCAGTACCCACTTTATATAATCCATCAACGATATCTATAACATGAGTAAAATCTCTTCTTTGTTCTCCATCACCGATGATTGTTATTGCTTGATTATCTCTAACTTGTCTCCTCCATATACCAATGACTGCTGCCCAATCACCTTCGATGATTTCATCAGGTCCATATACATTGTAAAATCTACAAATCTCTGCATCGATACCATAAGTTTGTCTATATAGTTTGAATATCTCCTCACCCATATGTTTGAATGCTGCATATGGTGATTGAAATGGGTCATGCCATCTTGAAGATGAACCAGCATATACTACCTTTACATCATTTAATCTTGCCCATTCAGCAACAACTTGTGAACCTTGTGCATTTACTCTAAAACATTCTGTTGGGTCATCAAATGATGGTTGTATTCTACTTAGTGCTGCTAAATGATATACTAAATCAAATGATTCACCTTTCCAATAAGTAAGGGAATCGATATCACCGTTAACATAGGTAGCACCATCTACATGGTTATCCTCTGTACCTGTTTCGTAATCATCAAGTGATACCACTTCATGACCTTCTTTTAATAATCTTTTAATGAGGTTAGTTCCTATAAAACCAGCTCCTCCTGTTACTAATATTTTCATTTTCTTATTAATCCAATTAATTGGTGTTCGTTAAACAATAAATACTTTTCTGAATCAATCTCTATTTCATTGATTCCTTGTCCTTTTTCATACATAACAGTATCTCCTCTTTTTACAGTCATAGGGATTCTTTCTCCACTTTGAGAAAATATACCTGTACCAACTTCTATAACTTCACCATAAACTTTCTTTCCTTGTGTAGATGAATCAGTTAGAATAATTCCGCTCTTTGTTTTAGCTTCTTCTTTTTTACTAGGTTTTATTAATACTCTATCACCTAGTGGTGTAAATGTTCCTTCCATATTATATTGTTTCGTAAAATTCGTTTTGTTTTTCTTGTCTATTTATTTCTTTTGGATGATATAATGCCCAATGTTCTTCTGCTGGAAAGTTTGAGAATGTATCATATCCTGTAATCTTTTCATGTACCTTGTTCATCCAAGTTACATCTTCTGTATTTCTGTAAATTCTAGTTTGATAATCGGGCCAATTAACCCAACCTTTTTCATTTACGTTCCATCTCCACTTTTCAATATGTTCTTGTGATAAACCACTAACTGTATTTACTCGTGGTACGAATATTATATCGACTGGATTATCTGCCAATACCTGTGGAAGATAACCTATCATAACTTCATGTGGAATTTCATCTGCATCTATCTGAAATATATAATCTTTAGTACAATGTTTCTTAAGATTATTTTTATAGGATGCAAAATCTTTATTCAAAGGAAATCCAATTACAGTATAACCATGAATTTGTTTTTTGATTTTTAGAAACTCTAGTACTTCAGGTGTAACACCACCCTCATCATACTGAATTACAATTTCATCTTCTTCCCTTATATTATTATTTAGAAAATCTAATAATTTAGTTAGTTCTTCTAATTCATTATGTACTGTTATTCCGTAACTAATCTTCATTTGTATCTTCGTTTACTTCATCTTGTATAATTTCTCTACGAGTTGATGTTGTACCTGGTTCATTAAATAATCTTTTGAGTACATCCTCTTCAAATCTAATTTCATATACATTAACAATACTGTTTAATATATAGGTTCTGTAATTTCCAAGAGAACGAGAATATAATTTAGAATTATTCTTAATATACGATTCAAATAAAGAACTACCATCTTTAGAGAATCTTTTTAATAAAAGTTCTAATGCTTGGTCTGAACCTATTGGAATTCTCTTATCTCTAAGTTTACCAATAAAGTTAGTAAAGTGAATAGGTTGTATTGGATTAAGTTTAATCGCATGAACCTTACCATTAACAATACCAATCACAAAAATATATCTTGCATCTTCACCACTTCTTGTTGCTGGTTCTCCGCCTTTATAAGTGGTGATACGATAAATATTTCTTGGTCGTATTTGTGAACGAGGTACTCTCTTCTCAGGTCTTAGAAATGCTTTATATTGTCTTGTAAACGCCATTCATTACAGTTTTTTAATTTCAGGTAACTTTAATGCAACTGGTACAGCAACTTTAGCATGTTTATCAAGTATCTCACCTAATTTTTGTGTCATCTTATCTAATGTAAAGTTATCGTTTATATTAGTTTTTAATCCAGCAGATTTTTTGATATGTTTATTATAGTTTTTATAAACATCAAATATTTGACCTGCTGCCTTAGAGTAATCAACATTAAACCAGTTTGATTCTTTAAGTAAAAACTTATTTGCAGCAGATTCATGAACTGCTTTTAGCTCACCCTCTAAGTAAACTGTGTTTTCTTCTGGTAAGAAATCTTTATGTCCACTCCAATTAGAAACGATGATTGGTTTACCAGTTGTTGCAAACTCTGCAAGTGGTCTACCATATCCTTCTCCTTTAGTGAACATTAAAAATGATTTTACTTTTTCATCGTTATATAAATCATTTAATTCTGATTCAGATAAATCACCAAATACTAAATGAATAGGAGGACATTTATCTCCAAACTGATTTGTCAAATCTTTTATTTTGTTTGATATTGATTCTCTTTCCATTACAGAAAATCCTGCCTGTGAACTTTTTATGATTAGTCCTGGTTGTTGTTTCTTTGGTATATCTTTGAAAACAGTACAAAATGTTTGAATCATCATCCCAACATCTTTTCTATCTTGCCCTAAATCTCCAGCCAACCAATGTCCTACAAATAAGAAATTAAAATCAGTATCAACTGAATCTAAAACAGATTTTGAGCATTTACCATTAAATACTTCTGTATTTACTCCTTCAAATAAAACCTCAACTGGTTTTTGTAATTTGAGTTCACCTGTTTTTTTCTGTGTATTTTTATCAACTTGAGTATAAACTGTCTTTACTAACGTTTCTTTTGTAAACTCAGATGGAGTTATAATTAAATCCATTTGATTACCACCTTGTAAAAATTCTTGTGGTGCAGTTGTAGTTTCAACCCCTGCAGTGATACCAATATTATATTTACCAACTCTTCTAAATTCATTTGCAACTGATACTTGGATGAAAATATCAGGTTGTCTATTGACTTGAGTTGTTAAACTTTCTAATATCCTTTTACCAAATTTAGTTTGTGGGTTGATTTGGTCTTGTGGGGTGTTTCCCCATCGTGTTGGTACAACTTTTATATCGTACTTATCTAATTCAAATAATGATTTCAAGATATCTCTTGAATGGTCACCATAACCACTTCTTGTTGCTACTGGTGCCTGAAATATTACTAATGGTTTATTCATTTTCTAATTCTCTTAATCGGTTTTCTTCTTCGTTTCTTAAACATCTCTGTATTGAGAGTTCAGTTAGTTTTGTTATTTCTTCTAACTTTTCTGGTTCGTGTGGTGAATTATAACATTCAAATTTTGTAGTTTCAATTTCATTATCTTGTAAAGTCAGAATATGATACTCATCACTAAGTTCTTTCATGTTATGAATAGCTCTACGAGATTCCTGAACTTGATTATTATTCCAATAACCAGGAAATCTAACAATGAATATTGGTTTACTCATTATTTAATTTTATATACATTGAACTTCTTCTTTGGTTTCCAATTCTCAATTGCTTTAAGAATTCCATCTGCCATTCTTTTATTTTGATTTTTAGCATTCAATCCCATTTCACCCATGAATTCTGTTCTACCTACCAATCCAGCTTCTTTTCTTTGTTTAGGTGTTTTATTATACCAATATTCTATAGCCTCAGATACTTCTTCAACATCAACCTTATCATCAATGATATAAGGAGTTGGAAGTGAACCAACCATTGTTTGAACTCTTGGCCATACTGGCTTTACCCACTCACCATGAGTTACTTTATCTTCCCACTCTCTGTAATTGTGAAGTGAACCAATTTCTTTATAATCTTCTGCAGTTAGATATTTACCATCTACCTTGAATCCACATTGGTCTTGTAATCCACCAGTAACATTTATGATTGCAGGAGTTCCTGCCATGATTGATTCTGCAGTTGTTAATCCAAATCCTTCGTTACCTGCAATATTAATTGTAACATCTGATAAATTATAAATCCAATTTAATTGTTCTTGTGTAACTCTTTCTGTTGAAAATTTGATATCACAATCATCTGCTAATCTTCTTTTAACTTCGATTAAGTCAGTTCCATTTTGGTCTCTAGGTGCAGTGTGCATTATTAAACACACCTTATCTTTATCTTTTTTTGGTAATCTATCTACAAATTTCTTGAATGCCCAAATAACATCTGATGGTTGTTTACGTTTAATGTTTCGATTCATCCAAAATAAAACAAGCTTATATTGTTTATCACCTAAAAGTTCTTTTTTGAACTTAGCTGGTACTTCTGTTGGTTTGTAGATATTTGAATTTATACCATGTGGTACATAATCCACTTGCCAATCTTCTAAGGGTTTGATTGTTTCTGATTCTAATTTACCAACTCTACTTACGATACCATAAGTTTGTCTTGAGATACATCCTAACCAATCACAACTTTCGTAGTAATTTCTATTGTAATGAGGGTCTGGTAAATCATCCCATATATGATAAAATAGAATTGGAATGTTTTGTCTAACTTCAGCTTCCATTTCATATAACCATCTCCAATATCTTGGGTCTGTAAAGTGTAGGATAGCATCAGGTTGATGTCTCATGATTAATTCTCTAAGAATATTTGCATCACCATACCCACTCCAAGGGATGATTTTAAGTGAAGCATCTTCGATACCACTAATTTTTCGTGCATCATCTCCTAAATCGATTTCTTTACCTTTTTCTGGATGATTAACTGCAGCTCCCAATTGAACCCAATCAAATTTATCAAAGTTTCCAAATACGAATTCTTTGGATACAGTTGCTATACCTGATGACATTCTTAAGTCATCAGAGAGTAGTAAAATCTTTTTCTTTTTCGCCATTAAAATGTTATTAAATTGTTCTGTAACGTCTTTTTGAGTTTAACTTTACTCGTACTGTATTACCTAAGTAGGTTTTGTTTTCAACCCTATCGTTGAACTCACTACGAATAGTATTAAGTTGGGTGTTGCCGTTATCTTCTCGTTTCATAATTAAAATTGTGAACCACTATGTTGTAGTTCTGTGTAATTGTTTATATCTCCTCTAAACTCTTCTTCGTTTATATACTTGTGTACAGAACGGTTTACTAGTTTTTGAAGTGTGATATTCGAATCAAAAGATATTCTCTTAAATGAAGAGTAAATATCTTTTACTATTTTTACAGTTGTTAATTTAGTATCTGCCATAACTATCCTTTTATATGTTTTTATATAAATATATACAAATATAAAAAACAGTCTAATTCCATGCTGAACACAATCCTCTTTCCTTAAACTCACACCACTTACAATGGTTTCCTTTGTTAGAAGGAAACACTTCTTGTATGATATCACCACCCTCAGCAAATACCGAATCAACAAACCCTTTGAATCCATTCCAAGCCATGTTCATTGAAGGTTTACCATTGGCTGGAACGAACTTAGATATTCTTGGTATTGGGTATTCAAAATCTTCACTTATCTTTCTTTTCAATATTTGGTATTCTACTTTAATTTTATCTAAGGGAATATCGTACTTATCTGAATAGAACTTCTTATATAATAACATCTGTGAGGTTTTTACCTTATCATTCTTTTGATACTTGTTCCAACCTCTTGTTGAAGTTTTCAAGTCAATGATAACATATTCTTGAGTTGTTTTATCTTTTAGAAGTACATCAATAAAACCAATGAAATGAACACCAGGTTTAATCTCAGCATTCAATCTCTGTTCTATTGCTACAAGTTCATATCCACTTTTAGTATATAACTTATCTAATTTTTTTGTAAAATAACTAAGTATTTTTTTACCATCTTCAAAGAATTCTCCTAACTCTTCTTTTTTACATGGATACATACCATCTTCCATCTTCTCAGATTCCTTAGTAAAATGTTCTACCATTTGTTTGTATAACATTTGTTCTAAGTTGAGTTGTAAGGCTTGTTTTTTGGTAACATTATACATCACATCTAAGAAGTGTTGTATTGTTTCGTGCATTGCACTACCGAAAATTGTGTGGATGTTTGCTGAGGATGTTCCTAACTTATCAATATAATTTAGTTTATATTGTTCTTGACAAGTTGAATACATTCCATATTGTGAGTAACTTACTCTTGCCATAATATTTTATCTTTTACTATGTAAAGATACGAAAAATTTTGTTAAAAAACAAGCTTTTTAGGAGATTTTTTATGTAAAGAATTTTCTGTAACAATACCTGTAATAGTTAAACAGTATCTTGGCCAGTAACCTGAATTTGCAGTAGAGTGATATATTCCCTCTTCCCAGCAATGAATATCACCAAGTTTCCATTGGTGAATTGCAGAGTTACCAACTAGTACATGATGTCCCCAATTCCAATCGTTTAGTTGTATTAGATATCGAATTACTTCTGTATCATCAGGTACTTTTGCATAATTTCTTCTGTAATTGTTATAGGAATCTCTATGCCATGGAATTATTTTACCACTTGGTTGTTCTAAAAACATTATCTGTGGATTAGATAATCCACTTAATTCTGCCATTTTGTGAAAGATAGGAGGGAGGTTTCGTGTTTGTCTACCACCAGTATTATGTTCATCATAACCAGCTTTTTCTAAATCGTTGTGATATCCTTCCATGAAATCTTGAGATTCTTTATTGTAGTAAGTTCCCTTTATTCTTGTTTCTGAGAATTTATCTTCATCTGATAACAATACATCTACAACACTCTTTACCGAAGATTCTAATTTATCTGATACAAATCTACCAACATATTGCACATCTTCAACTTTCTTTTGAGAATCGAAGTGCCAATCGAAATTTTCTTTATTCCAATCCCAATATGAATCCATTACACTTTTAACTTTAATTTAGTTATTTCTTTTTTGTCAATACCATATTTTTCACAAATATACTTTACGTTTTCTCTACCCTCTTTGGTTGCATAAAATATTTCTAAATAATCTAATGCTTCATTTTTAGAACAAGTGAACTCTTTAACTATTAATTCTACTAACCAACTTTCATATTTAACCTCACCCTTTCCTTTTGTATATTTAAGAAAATATCTACCTTTTGGTAGTAATCCAATAAGAGCAAGATATAATTGTTTTGGTTCTAACACTTGAGTATATGGTTGTATTTCAGAAAGAACTTGAATCCAATCAGGATTCATAGAAAGAAAACGATGTACCATATAGTTACTCCAAGTTTTCTTATCACCATCCTCAAGTTTATCCCAATACTTTGGGTCTTGAAATTGTGTAACTGCCTTTATATGGTCAAATAATGTTTTACTCTTTATCATTTCCTTTTAATTCTTTTGGTAGTAACTCTTCACAGATTTCTCCACAATCACCACATAGATATAACTCTACTGGTATAATTGCATCATTTGGTGTACCTGTTACTATTTTAGAAATCTTTAAGAATTTAGTACCTTGTATAAATACAGTACCTCCACAATTCTGACATTTCATTTCTTTTGCTTTAGATAAATCTATCTTTGGTTGTTGTGGGTTATTACCACTTCCGATTATTTGTGCCATCTTTTTTTTATTTGTTCCTCGTTTTGTTTTCCTATTTCTTTAATAGATTCCCATTCTTCATCAGATACTTCTTTTCCTTGTATTTTAGCATCTAACATTGCCATCTTTTTTAACTCATGGGAATTAAGAGGTCTTGTTTTAGTTTTAAGATATGCTGATTTTGAATCTAAGTACTCTAAAAACTTATCAAAATCTTCTTTTGCAATCTTATCCAACTCTTCATCAGATATTGGATTATTTGGGTCATATTTCATAGTTTATAATTTACTTTGTAAATATACGAAAATTTTATGAATTATACAAGCCTTTCATTAATTATTTTATATAAAGGTGTTGGAAGAAAATCTTTATCATCCTCCATCTTCTTAAATTCTTTATTCCAAGGATATGGATGTAAGTAATTTTGAAATTCTCTTCTATCATGTAGGATTCTATGTTGTTTCATAAAATCAGGATTTTTAAGTGATTCTAACCACTCTTCTGATAGTTTGTCTAATTTTTTATCAAATATAGATTCTAAACTAATCATATCTTTAAGTCTAGGATAAACAACTTCTCTTGCATATTTTAGACATAACATAGGATTCATGTGGTAATCTTGCATAGGTTCACTTTCTTGCCCTAATGCAATGTGGCCATATTCTTTGTTTTTATTATCTATTGAAAAGAATTCCAAACAAGGTTCTAAAAAATTATCTTTTGATATTTTTTTTATATCATCTAGATGTGTAGAGTTATTTATGAGTTTGATTCCCTCTTTATAAATGTGATTAGGAACAGTTCCTATTCCTGGTTCTCCTAAATTACCATCAAACCAAGGGTCTAGCATATGATTCATAATATAAGGTATATTAAAAGAATCAAAGTGTGTTTTGGTAGTGTATAGGTAATTTCTAAATTCTGTGGAAAATTGTAATAAGTTTAATTCACTCAAGTCATCTAATTCATCATCTTCATTGAATGTACCCAAAGTATTCCAATGTTCATTACCAACTCCCATCCAATCTCTTCTTGGAATGCCAGTCCATTGTATATAAAAAAATGTATCAGATATATCATTATCTTGAATATAGTTAAATAACTGATTAAAGATATAACGATTACCCGCTCCTTCTTTACCTAAATTTTCATATTCATCAAAACAATATCCTAGCCAATCAGGAACAGTTGGAAAATGCCAATTAGTGAAACTACATCCAACTGATATTAATTTACTCATAATAACTTTAGTATATTCTTAACTGTTTTTGGTCCTACTTTTATAGTATGATATGGGTTACCAACCTCATCTAATACTTCTTTACATAGATTATCAATAGCAATTGACTCTTCTAAATCTTGATATCTTTCTTTTTCATTATGAGTACCTTGATTGGTTCTATCTAAAAGAATATCAATACAATCATATTTTTTATGTAAATCAATAATAAAATCATGAAAAGGTTGTCCATAAAATTCAGCAGGATATCCTTTTGTATAATATCTGTGGTAAATTGTAGAGAATAAAATTGGTGAATCAATCACTATATAATCTACCTTACCATAACATTCTGCTATCCCTCTATGTTGATTAGCAAATACATACAACTGGTCTGATATCGCTGGTATGTTTTTATCCCATGCTAATCTTTTTGGGAATTCATAAGGGTTATTACAACTTATGTGTTTCTTTTTTAATTTGTAAGTTATACCTGCAGCAATGGAAGATTTTCCAATACCAGGTCCACCATAGAGATTTATTAACTTACTCATTTTAGGATAAAGATGTTATAAGTGCATATATGTAACCTGTTATCCCTACTAAGTTTAATAGAGTTAGGTTATATTGTTTTGTTACTTGTGTTTGAACTGTTATAAGGATTAGTCCAAGAATCATTCCTATCTTTCCATAAATGGAATCAATCATTGGAGGAGAAGCCATCATTAGGCCTGTTCCGAAATATATTACACCATATTGGTATAATAATGCTTTTAAGTCTTTTTTCTTTTTCATTAGGAAAGGATTTTGTAGTTAGAATAAAAAAGGGGATAATTAAATCCCCCTTTATTATGTTTTTTTAGAATCTGTATTTTAGAGAAGCATTCCAAGTACGTCCGAATCCGAACCATACTGAGTTTCTCGTATCTATACCATTCCAAGTAGTTGAAGTTGAAGTTGCGTGAATGTTAGAATTAGATTCAGCAATATAAACTGTATCTAATAGGTTATTAACATTTGCTCTAAAGGATAATCCTTTACCAATGTTAAAAGTAACACCACCATCTAATAAACCATATGAAGGAAGTTTTAATGCTCCATCATTATCTGGTTGAGTAAATGCCGAATCAGTAATAGAGTAATCAGCATATAGTCCATCTACGAATCTATATCCTAAATCTACATTAAATTTACCGAGTCTGTAATCAGCTTCTACATAA